CGTACAAGAGACACTGAAATCCTGATAGCCGCCGGTGTTCGCCATGCGGACCGTGCCGAAGGGGACGACGTTCAGGATGTCCTCGGCGGAGGGCGAGAGCTGCACCATGCCGGGCGTGGCGACGAGGCCGTAGGTAGTGTTGCGGATGCGGCACGACAGGCTGCGCTGGCTGCCGGTGTTCGCCGATACCTGCACCGTGATCTCGTCCGGACCGGTGCCGCTGGTCTTGGACATATTCGATATGCCGGAGCTGATCTGGTCGATGGACCACGCGAGGCCGGACGGCGCGTTGATGGTCAGGTAGACCTCCTGCGCGTCGGATGTAATGCGGTCCTTGCTGAAGTTCGCGTTCAGGTACTTGTCCGAGCCGGGACCGGCCTGGTAGACGTAGAAGGTGGACGTCTGCCCGGTGGCGGTCAGCGTGCCGACGATCGTGCCGACGCGGGGGCTGCCGGTGTTCTCGTCCGCGTTGAACCAGCGCGTCTTGTTGCCGGTGCCGGACCATGCCGTGCCGGTGGGATGCAGCCAGGGCGTATTGGTGGCGACGGTCCACGCGCCGTTGGAGCGCACGTCGAAGCCTTCGCCCTGCGCTGCGGCGGTTATCTCCACGCTGTTATACATGGAGTTCTCTCGCCTTGTCAGTTCGATGCGGTCGCCCCCGGAGGTGGCGGGGTTCTGGATGACGTAGAACATCGCGCCCTGTGTGTAGCCGTCGCGCGTGGCAGTGATGATGCCCTGCCGTGACGTCGTGCCGGTGTAGTTCGGCACGGTGACGGCCAGCGTGCCGTTCCCTGCGCCGGAAAGCGGCGTGACGGTTATCCAGTTGGCGCTGTTGGTGATGGTCCAGCCGTCACCCTCCGGCACCACGACGTAGAGGGTGGTGGAGCCGCCGGTGGACTGGAAGGTGGCGTTGTCGTTGCCGTTGCCGTCCAGCAGGGTGATGTCTCCGGTGCCGCCCTCCCCTGCCAGCTGCGTGACCGCGAGCGTGGCCCAGATGGTGGTGTCGCCGGTGAGGTAGACCTTGATGGATGCGCTGCGCTCGTCGCCGGGGTTCGCGCCTGTGCGGAGCGATATGCCGGTGAGCGATGTCGACACGGTCAGCCATGACGGAACGGTGGAGTAGTCCACGGCCCACGCGCCGGAAGCGGTGACGAGGGACGACCGTCCGCGGGACGCCTGTCCGGGGATGGCCGTGCCGGCTGCCTGTATGGTGATGGAGGACGGCGACAGGGATATGCCTGCGCCGGTGCCGGGTGCCTGGGTGACGGTGAAGGACACCGACTCGCCGGTGGCGTTCGTGAGGGTGACGGTGACGCTGCGGCGACCGGTGCCGGTGTTCGCGCTGCACGTTATGATGAGCGTCGACTTGCCGGACGGTCCGGTGGTGCGGTCGAAGGACAGCCACGACGGCGACGCGGATGCGGTCAGCGACCACGCGCTGGAGCTGCGGACCTCGATGGCCTGCGAGTTCCCTCCGGGGAGGAAGGCGAACGAAGCGGAATCCGGCGTGATGTTGATGTAGTGTGCGGGGACGCTGCCGGGGCCGTTGGTGTATGCCGCCATGTCCTGCACCTTGACAAACTCGCACTCGGAGAGGTCCCACGTCGTGAGGCTGTGGTTGCGGATGGCGTTGAGCGTCCACAGGGCGTTGTCGTACCAATAGAAGCGCCGTAGCAGCGCCTGACCGACCGGAAGGCCCCGGAGGTCCACCCGCGCCTTCAGGACGCGTGTGTCAGCCGCGAAGCGGTCGGAGAGGTATGCCTTCCAGTAGAGGTCGTAGACGGAGACGGCTCCGCCTGCGGGCGTCTCCAGATCCGGCACGGCGCGCACCGCGGGATTCCCCCACTCCCACGCCTTATCGATGTATCGGCCTATGACGGTCACGCGGCGGAAGGACGGCAGGGAGCCGACGTAGATGCCGCTGCGCGTGAGGTCCCAGCAGGGACCGCCGGCGAGCGCCTCCATGCTGCCGCTGTCCTCGGTCAGCCAGTAATTCTTGTGTACGTTCCAGGAGCCGGATGCGTAGACCGGCGTGTCCTCCATGCCGTCGAAGAACACCAGCACGTCGGAGCCGTCGAAACCCTTGTTGTCGGCATCGTGGAGCTGGAGCTTCGGGAGCCAGTCCGCGCCGGGGTTGTCGGGGTTGTCCCAGTAGGTCGTGTCGAGGTCGCACTGCATGGTGAACGTCTTGGACTCGCCCTCGTCCGTCCACATCTCGAACGTCACCGGCTCCCATTTCGGAAGCTGGAAGAACCGCTGCCAGGTGCGACCGTTCAGCACGCGCTCGGCGGCGGAGAACATCCGGTTGGACTCGGACACCTCGGCGGCGTCCTGGAACGCGAGGCCGTCCGTCAGGATCTTCGTCCCTGCGTCGAACTCGTAGCCGGTGTCGATGCGCTGGGTGCCGTAGCCGCGTCCGTAGTCCATGCGGTACTGGTCAGCGAACTGACCCTTGCCGCCGTCGCCCATCTGATACCAGCGCGAGTCCGCGAGGACCGGGTCCTGCGTGACCGGCTGGCCGCGGTCGATGCGCTTGGTCAGGTCTATCACCTCGTCCGCGTTCTCGCCGTAGAATGTGGCGCGCGTGACGATGCGCACGGACCTCCGACCGTTGTCCCAGAGGAACAGCAGGCCGAACACCTTTGCGAAGCTGACGAGGTAGTCCATCGGGGACTTGCTCGCCGCGAGGACGTTGTTCAGGCACGCCTGCGAGGTGCGGTCCTCGGATGCGATCATGGACAGGGTCCACCATGCGGCGCCGTAGTAGGGGTTGTCGTCGGTGAAGAAGGTGTTGTCGAGGGTGACGGTGAACCCGCCGTTGTTGCGCGGGTCGCAGACGGCGGCGATGAACGCCTTGACGGAGATCACCGGACGCTGGAGGTACCAGCGCAGGTCGCACACCTCCCATTCCGTGTGCGGGTTGCTGAAGTTCACCAGCGCGCAGTCCAGTCCGGCCTTGTAGCCGTACTCATACCCGCGCTCGCCGTCCTCGTCCACGCCGATGGGCATATTCGCCCACTCGTCGTTCATAAGGGCGTGCGAGGCGTCGAAATCGTCCGGGAGGCCGTTGTAGGCCGGGGCGAAGTTGACGATGTTCCAGAAGGCGTTGGCGGGTGCGTTCTCCGACAGGTGGTCCCATGCGTCCTTGACGGTGTCGGACGCGACCGGCGTGACGCTGAAGTCAGTGACGTCGTTTCCGTTGCGGTCCGCGTAGATGAGGTCGCGCAGGGTGCGCGGCGTGCCGTCGTCCTTGTATGCCAGGGAATAGAAGAAGCTGCCGAGGCCGCCGTAGAGGGTGACGGTGTAGGCGTGGCGGCGGTTGTGGGTGTCCACCGCGTCGAGGCGGCAGTAGCCGGACTCCAGGACGGTGCCGTCCGCATCGAACAGGGAGAACGGCGTCTTGCGTGTCGGGTCGAACTGCGTGCCGTCGTAGCGGATGCCGAAAACCGTCCGGCGGTCCAGGCGGAACGCAGCGCCGAACACGCCGTTGTTCCGGCACGTTCCGGGGAGCTGCACCTGGTGGCTGGAGGAGTTCTTCAGGGCGGTGGGGTTGGACATATCCTCGCGGACCCAGTTGTAGAGAATCCACGAATCGTCGCCGAGGTCCACGCGCTGCCCGGCGATGTAGAGTTGGACCTTGCGTCTCATCGGCGTATGATGTTTTGTGCGAGTTCGCAGGTGACAGCGTAGTTCACCAGCCGGGCGCCGTTGCCGCGGTAGGTCTTATATTCGCAGGCCTGGTCGGCGATGACGACCGGCGTGAGCGTCCCTGCGGGGATGTCGTACAGGTAGACGTGTGTGCTGCCGAGGACGTGGTGCATCCGGAACGCCTCGTCGTCCTTCAGCCAGCCGGTGCGGAGCGTCCATGTGCGCGTCACCTCGTTGACGTACTCCACGGTGCCGCGTGCGCTGCGCTGGGTGTTGTCGTAGCGCTGCTGCATGGTGTGGCGGTCGTAGGAGTCCGCGAGGCCTTCGCGTCCCTCCATCAGCAGGGTGTCCCAGCCGCCGAAGGCGTTGACGTACAGCAGGGCGTAGCGTGCGCAGGCGCCGACGACGGTGTAGGTGTGTCCGCCGACGGTGACGGCTGCGAGGTTCGCTATGGATGCCAGCGGTATGGACACGACCTGGAGGGGTCCGCCTGCGGAGGACACGGAGATGGTGTCGGTGGTGCCGTTCTTGTAGCGGAGCGTCGCGGAGGTGGCGCCGGTTGACAGGACCGACAGGACGATGGCCTGTTCGGCTGACACGCGACCGTTCACCGGATCGGCGAGCGCGGAGGTGGCGTGGTCGTAGTCGTGGGACCAATCGGCGACGAACTGCACGCTGTCGACGGTGGTGCCGCCCGCGTCCTTCACGGTGAAGGTGGCGGCGGAGGGTTCGTTGACCGCGGTGCGCGATGCGACGGAGGGGACGACGTGCGCGAGGTAGTCGGCGCAGACGTCATTGATCCGGACGGTGAGCTGCTGCTGGTCGGGGCGCCTGACGGCGTGTCCGGCGTAGATGGTCTCGCCGCCGGTCTGAATGGTGTAGTCCGCCTCGTCGACTGCTCCGAAGCTGACAAAATAGTCTTTCCAGATAGATGGCATAGTCGTAGATTCTTACGACTATAAATAGCGACGGCCCCCATCGTGGAATGAGAGCCGTTTCCGGGCGCGCAGGCGCGCGTTAAGGGGTGCGGACGAGTTTCCGTATGTACGAGCCGACATCCTGCGCCAGCGCCGCCGCGATGCGCTCCTGGAAGGCCTTGTTCATATCTTCCACGGAGTCGGTGAGGTCGGGGATGCCCTTCGTGCCTTTCTCGGAGATCTTCCGTCCGATGAGGTACGCCAGCTGCTGCGGCGTGGGGAGCTTGCCGTTCTTCAGGGGACGCGGCAGGACCGGCTTCGCCATGATCCACTTGAGGATGGCGGACGGCGGCGGCCAGTGCGGCTCGGTGTCCATCTCGACGTAGCGCCAATATGACGCGAGGTCCAGCTTCACCTCGTAGGCCTCGCCGTTGTAGTCGACATGGACCTCGACGCTGTTCAGCAGGTCGCCGGTGGCGATGCGGTCGTGCAGGATGAGCCGGTCCTGGTAGAGGTTCCGGACCGCCACGCCGTACTCCATCAGCACGGCCTGCAAGTTGTCGGTATTCAGTAGTTCGTCTGCCATGTCAGTGCGTTTTCTTGTATTTCTCCATTTCTTCCTCGCGCCGTGCGTTCCTGTCCTTCGCGTAGGCGAACGTGTTGAGCGCTTCTATCATCGGCTTGCGCCATACCTCGTCCCAGGAGCAGCGCTGCGTCTCGCTCACCGTGTCCACTAACGAGATCCATCCCCAGCGCGTGGTGTAGTCGTCAGCAGGTTCCGCCGCATCGTCAGCAGGTCCTTCACCTTCGCCAGCAGGTCCTTTCGCCGCATCCTCCGAGCGATCCGGCGGGAAGATGTTAGGATATGCTTGGACGATCGCATCCATCGACTCAAAAAAAAAGCGGACAGGGCGACGGCGTCGTCAGCGCGCAGGTGGTCGCGTATGGCGGCCTGCACGTCCATCGGGTCGTAGTCGTCGCAGTAGGTGTGTCCGGCAGGGACGAGCATACACGACAGCAGCTCCACGGTGATGGCGGCGACCTTGCGCTCGTCGTGGCCCGCCTGCTCCATGAAGGTCTTGAAGTCCACGAACTGCGCGGTGGTTATCTTGCGGAAGTCCCGGACCGGTTCGAGGGTGTACCCTCCGACCTTGTAGGAGCGCTGCGGTACGCGCTTCGGGAGGTCGCGGTCAAGGAAGCGTGACGCGCTGACGCGGCGGCTGTACTCGTCCAGCGGGAGTGCAAGGATGTCGTCCTCGGAGCATCCGGACAGGACGGCGAGTATGGCGACCTGCCTGTCCAGCGGGTCGATGTCGTCTGGTATGGCTTGGAGGCGCAGCATGGCGCCGAGCTTCAGGTCTTGGAAGTTGTCTATCATCTCAATCTTGATAAGGCGTATTGTCCCGCCTGGAGGCGGTCTGCAAATTCAGAATAAAGTGCATAGCGTGTCGCATCCATAAGGTGGTCCCACGCTTCGATAGGATAGCCGGTGAAGTTGCCGTCGCGGTCCTTCGCCCATGTATAGTTACGCGCCTCCCTTATCCAGTTCAGCGAGCGTTTCGTCGGTCGGAGCTGCCAGCCTTGCATCCATTGGATCTGGAACTGACGCTTTGCGCTGCGGACCGGTGCGCCCTTGTCGCACGCTTCGACGTTCAGGCCGGACGCCTGTCCTATCTCCGCGATGGACTTGGGGTCGGCTGCATCGGCCCATATACGGACGCCAGGGCGCGCTCCGGAGGCCCGGAGGGTCTGCGCTATCTGCGCGTTCATCATGCCGGTCTGGTAGGCGATCTCGTCGATGTACGCTATCTTGCGCCCGGTGTCTGCGAGGATGCGCACGATGGCGGTGGGGTCGTGTGTAAAGCCGAAGTCAATCCCCCACACTTCGCGGAGGCCATAAGGGTCTGGCAGGGAGTCAATAGTGTCGAATTCGTAGATCAGGCCTTCCAGCGTTCCGAATTGTCCGAGGCCATAAACCTGCCACCAGTTGCGGTCGCCTTGGTTGGATTCTATCTCGCGTATCTGTTCCGGCGTGAGGTGCGTGTTGTCCCTGTATGTCGAGTGAATGGTCACGCAGTCGGGGCGCGTTTCGATTTGTTCGTTGCCCCAGAAGGTCGCAGTAGGATTGTAGTCCATGAGGATCAGGCCTCGGGTACGGACGAAAAGCTGGCGCGCGATTTCATAGGGAATGTTCTGGATCTCGTTAAGAAAAAGGCGGTCGCGTGCCGGTCCGTGTACCT